GATAATATTTCAACTGCAGTAAGTGCAGTTAATGCATTAGATACAAATTATGCATCAACATATTATCCCTGGGTCAAGATACTTGATAGAAATACTAACAAACCAGTTTGGGTGCCACCGTCATGTGTGCTACCAGGTGTGATAGCGTATACAGACCAAGTTGCTCACGAATGGTTTGCACCAGCAGGTCTAAATCGTGGTGGTTTGACAACTGTTGTTCAGGCTAAGAAACGACTAAGTCACTCAGATAGAGATGAATTGTATGAAGATAGAATCAATCCAATCGCAACATTCCCAGGTCAGGGTGTGGTTGTTTGGGGGCAGAAAACACTGCAATCCAAACCTTCGGCACTTGATCGTGTAAATGTTCGTAGATTGCTGATTAGACTTAAGAAGTTCATTGCAAGTTCGTCAAGATACTTGGTATTCGAGCAGAACGATTCAGCAACAAGAAGTAGATTCTTGAATATAGTGAATCCGTTCTTAGAGTCAGTACAGGCAAATAGTGGATTAACGGCGTTCCGTGTAGTTATGGACGACACAAATAACACTCCGGATGTGATTGATAGAAATCGTCTCGTTGGACAGATTTTTATTCAACCCACAAGAACAGCGGAGTTTATCGTTCTTGACTTTGTGGTACTACCGACTGGAGCTACTTTCCCAGAGTAATTCACAAATTACATATAAAAACAAAAAACCCTATCTCAATGGTAGGGTTTTTTTATGCCATAACTATTTATATAAGAGAAGATTTTAAAACCTTCTAAAAAACTTGGAAGAATAGTGGATTTGAAAATAAAGGATTTTTGAAATTGTTTATATTTATATATGAAATAGAAAATTTTATAGGAGAAACAGGATGCCAGAACTAATTGATCCGTCAGAAATAATGTTTACACCCTTCGAGCCGAAGACTAAGAATCGGTACATCATGTACATTGAAGGTATTCCGGCGTATCTTATCAAGACAGCTAATAGACCAACTATTACATTTGAAACAATTGAGTTGGATCATATTAATGTAAAGAGATATGTTAAAGGTAAAGGTGCTTGGGATACAGTAGAAATAACACTTTATGATCCTGTTGTTCCTTCAGCAGCTCAGGCAGTTATGGAATGGGTGAGACTTTCACACGAGTCCGTAACAGGAAGAGATGGATACACAGATTTTTACAAGAAAGATGTTACTATTAATGTTCTTGGACCAGTTGGTGATAAAGTTGAAGAATGGACATTGAAAGGAACTTACATTGAATCAGCTACTTTCAATGATTTGGATTGGGCAAACACAACGGATCCAGTTGATATTACATTGACTCTTCGTTATGATTACGCGATTTTACAATTCTAATACAAAGGAGATATTAAAATGACTGAATGGGCAGTGGCAAATTGGGAATGGATTTTATTGGCATTTTACGTAATTGAGAAGGTCGTGCGCCTTTCGCCGTCAAAAAAGGACGATGTTATTTTCGATATGGTTTTGAAACCAGTTTGGGAAGCAGTAACTAAAAAGAAATAAAAAATTTAAGTTTTAATTAAGAAAGGGTTATATATATTTAAAATGAGGTTGTTTGATCTAGTATAATCAAATATCTAAAAATACATAAACGGAGAATTAGCTATGGCTGAAGACAAACGCAAGTTTCCTACGGAAGTCGTTTCGCTTCCAAGTAAAGGACATTTTTACCCAGAAGATAGTCCACTTTCCAGCGGAGAAATTGAAGTCAAATATATGACTGCAAAGGAAGAGGATATTTTAACATCACAGAGTTTGATTCGTAAAGGAGTGGTCCTTGATAAACTACTGGAAGCACTTGTTGTTTCTGATGTTAATTTAGATGATATTCTGATTGGAGACAAGAATGCAGTTATGGTTGCTGCTAGAGTTCTTGGATATGGTAAAGAATATTCATTTGAATATGATTGTCCTTCTTGTGGTGCTAGAAATAAAGATGAAGTTGATTTAACAGTTCTTGAAGATAAAGAAGTTGATTTTAAGAAACTTGAAAAAGGAAAAAATGAATTTGAATTTGCACTTCCTTCTTCAAAAAGAAATATAACCTATAAACTTCTTGATCAAAGAGACGAAAAAGCAATTGATTCAGAACTTAAGGCATTGAAAAAGTTTACTAAAGATTCTGGAGTAGATCCTGAAATTACAACTCGCCTAAAAAGAGCTATTGTAGCAGTTGATGGAAATAGAGAAAGAAAAGATATCAATGATTTTGTAGACAATGAGTTTCTTTCAAGAGATTCTCTTGCATTTAGAGAACATTTAGTTGATACAACCCCTGATGTTGATATGACTTACAATTTTGAATGTGAGGAATGTGATCATGGGGAGGAGGTGACCGTCCCTATGACGGTCCAGTTTTTTTGGCCTGCGGCCAGAGGATAAACCTCTAATACACGATGAAATCTTCACTCTTTGCTATCATGGTAAGGGGGGGTTTCATTTTCAGCAAGTGTATGAAATGCCCACCTATTTACGCCGTTATTATCTAAAACGGCTTCAAAAACAATACGAAGATGAAAAAGCTTCTTATGATAAAGAATCTCAAAAAATCCAAAAACCAGGAGGAGTATCACGCCCACCTAAAGTTTCACGCTAATTTTTAATTTTTACTATATCTTATATTTATTATTGAATTAATC